TCCCAATTTACCTGTTATAATTAACCTAACAGACGGATTGGAGATCCAAATGACAAAGCGATACGAGGCTGGAAATCAAACAGTCTACATGTACACATTCCACGCGATGGCACCAGTGTTTCAGACATGCGCCAGCTACGGCGAGGCTGCCTCATGGGCAGTTACCTACGAAGGTTCAACAGCTCACACCGGTGGGCTCAAGTGGTGGGGAGTTCGTCCATGAGTACTACATTCCCAGCTTCAGATAAGCAGATCACGTTTATTAACGAGCTTCTAGATTCTCGCGATATCCCAGCGAACAACCCAATCATTCAGCCATTCATCAATGACCGATTCACAATGCTGAGTACCATTGACAAGCGTACAGCCTCTGCGGTTATCTCTGCATTGCTTGCCTTACCAAAGCTCGTGTCTCCTACCGAGTCTTCTCTTCAGTATGTTCTATCGAGCATACCAAAATCTAAGTATGCAATTCCTACCGATGAGCTGGACATCGCTCCTCTTACCGGGACTCCTCTTACGGGTGACCTCCTCTTCGTTGAGGTCCGTGAGTATGAGAAGGTTCTCTACATGCGTCGCCTCACCGGATCCCCAGGTTCTTTCCTTCGGGACAAGATGCCTTCCGGTGACGTAAAAATCATCGTGGATGTAATTGCCACACATCCTTACAAATACACACGTCTGTTCGGTGAGAACTACTCTTGCTGCGGTAAGTGTGGGGCTGAGCTCACAGATCCAACAAGCCGAGCCTTCTTCCTTGGGCCTGAATGCCGTAGGGCATTCGGGTGCTAAGGGTTGCTTTTCCTGATTATCCTGATATAATTATCCTGTACGCAAAACGACGAAAGGAAAGAAAATGAAAATCAGCAACTTCCGTGGACATAGATACCGCCGTTACACAGTAGCTCTACGTCTCCTTGCTCTTGCTTGGATTCCTTACGCAGCTCACACATTCTTCATCTACCCAAGTATTGCTTCATTCCTTGCCGCTACATTTCTTGTGGCCGGTGGAACAATTCCTTTATGGATTCTGTCTCGCCACACTGAGTACATTGCGAAGGAAGAATTCGGTAACCTCCGTGCACTTCGCAAGAACCAGCCAACAACTCTTCTTGGAGTTGTAGGTCCAAAGAAAGATTAAGTTTACAAGTAGAGGTAGAAGGATTATAGTCTACCTGACACTGGAGGACAAATGACGCAAGGAACAAACCAACGCGAGCAGCAGTACGTTCGCGGGCTCTGCCCTATCTGCGGTGAGACTGATGTCTTGCTCTATGCTTTCGATGACTCACTTGTGTGCGCTACTGATTACCGCACGCTTATTCGTGGTGTCTCATGGACGCAACCTTGTGACAAATGTGGAGCGGACAAAGCTGTGAGAGATCCAGCACACCGTCGCAATGAGTACTTATGTATTTCATGCCACAACACAAATGGTGTTCTACATGTTGGAACCACTGTGTTTAAGCGAGCATTGGTAGCTCTTACTAATGCGTTGCCTGGTACTCACGTCAAGGTGAAGTGCTATCTCCATAACTACGGTACCGAGTGCGATGAGAATATCAAACCTCGTGGTGCCTGGGGTGGAAAGTCACTATGTAACACTCATGGAAAAACTCCACCTAAGCCTGAAAAGGCCACTAAATCTTAAGCAGTACCATCTGCTTACAGAAGCGGGTAAGTAATTGTGCGCTTACCAGCTTGCTTATAACAGCACATAAAAGAAAAAACGAAGAAAGGAATACCGATGTCAACAGCGACACCAGTACAAGCAGCATCACTTTACACAGCAGGTAAGTCAGTAGTAGAGGTAGCGCAGGAGCTAGGAATTACCTACGGTAAGGCTCGTAAGCTTATCGCGGACTCTGGCACTCCTATCCGCAACACCTCCGATAGACTTAAGGGTAAAACCCGTAAGGCTAAGTAATCATGGGTAACCTATTGAATTACCTACGGGAGGTAGCTTGGCTAGCAATTTCAGCTCTAAGCCTTGCGGTACTAACCGTCATTCTGGCGCTCATCACCTCTACGAGCGGGGAAACCCTCTTGTCCTTGGGATTAGCCTCAGTAACGCTGGCACTCCTCTCTATGAAGGAGTAACACAAATTACAGTGGGACAGGCACCTACGGGTGCCTGTTTCATTTTAATTATGGTATAGTTATCACCAGGTACAAAACCTACTACGGAGAGACGGAGGACTTAACAATGTTATCCCTTCTTATCTCCGGCCCTATGCAAGCGGTAGAGGACAGACCAAAGTCTGAGGAGCATAGCGGTAGCAAGAAGCTCAATGAGCAGTCAGCATTGGGTTGTCCCATCCCCGACCTAAGGAGGCGAACTAGCGTTGCAAATCACAACACGTGCCATAGCAATGTCGACCGTAGCCTATATTACGGCTCTAACAATTGGTGTTGCGGGAGTAGCTGCAGTAGCTGCTAACGCAAACGAAGTACAACCTACGCCTGTAGTTGCCGAGGCAGCAACAGTAGTAGTAGATCCTCTGGACAAATTCAGAGGTGCAAAGACTCTTACCCAAGAGGAGCTCATCGAGCTCTTGTCTACGGTAGGCTTCAAAGGCAAAGCCTTACGGACTGCCTGGGCTGTCGCGATGAAAGAATCTCGTGGCCACCCAACATCACATAACAATACAATCAGCACAGGCGATAACTCATACGGGCTATTCCAAATCAACATGATTGGTAGCTTGGGCAAAGATCGTCTTGCTCTATTCAATGAGAAGTTCGGTATGCTAAAACCATCTGAGCTATTCGACCCAGTTACTAACGTTCAGGTTGTGTATTACATGACCCAAGGCGGTACGGACTGGTCCTCATGGGGCTTAGGCGCTGGTGCCTACGATGGCACAGCGGGCGAGGCACTCATTACTAAATGGGAGAAGCAATTCCCTAAGTCGACAACAAAACGTTAGGATTAAGATAACCCTATGGAAGATATTGAAAACATCGAAACCCCTGCGGTAGTTGACGAACCTGTTGCGGATACGGTAGAGGAAGCTCCTGTTGTAGTTGTAGAAGAACCTACACCTGTAGCAGAGCCTGAGCCTCAGCCTGAACCAACACCAGCTCCTGTTGAACAACCTGCGCCAGTCACTGTAGCTAATGCTGCAATTACTGGAGATGTAGACGAAGTCCTTCTTGCTAAGTGTGTGTATGAGAATAAGTTCGAGCGCAAGTCTCTAACTATCCATCATCTACAACGTCGCCTCGAAGAGCTTGGCTACAAGGATGTTGTTGGAGATCGTGATGGCTGGCTAGGTGAACTCACCATGATGTCAGTTAACAAGTTCCAACAGGACAAAGGATTGGAAGTAACTGACAAGTCAGTTGACGCTAATACATTCCTAGCTATCTTTGCTGGAGATCCAAACGTAAATCCAATCGTATAAATTCTTAAAATAAGGAAGGCCACCTCATAGCAGGTGGTCTTCTTTTATTTTCTCATAAAGTAGAAAAAATATTCCGTAAGGAAAAAACGCTCGAGACACTTGACGGAATGTCTCCACTAACCGACTACCCATTCTCACGTCCAAGGCACTTAACCTTAAGGTACCGATTCTCCGAATTGTACATCATCTTATCACCGCAATTTGTACATAAGCGTCTCCGAAGATGATATAGTTTCACTATGGCGCATACACCCGATCTTCCAAAGAGCGAGCAAGAGTTTCTTGCCACGCTTGTGAAGGATCAATTGTGGAGCCGTGTCCAACTCCTACACGAGGCTGGCTGGACCTTGCAGTCTATTGCCGATGCGTTTACACCCGCCAAGCGACGCTCAACCATTCGCTCCTGGGTGGTCAAGGAAATCACTCGCCACGAGTTTATCACCGCGACCCCTACACCTCCTGTGAAGAAGCCCCGCTATGTAAGACAACGTCCCAAGAGCCCAGGTATTCCGCATGATGAGCAGTTGCGCATCGCGAGACTGTCACCGCTGGCGCGTCGCTACCGCTCACGAACAACCGCCTCGTCTGCTTCTTTCACCGCGAATAATGAATTAACCGTCATCGCAGGAGAACTTTATCTAAAGGGTGTTACAGTGTCTGAGCTTGCCCGTGCGTCAGGGGTTACCTACCGTGCGATGAAACGTCGAGTAGATAAGGCACTTCAATGAGAGTACGCCACGACCTGTTCCCTGCAAACATCACGGTTGTCCCTCCCAATGTCACCGATGACTTCAAATCAGTGTTGGTTTCCTCTTCTTCTCATTTAGTTTATACTGGCGCTCGTTATCTCGAGAAAGTACGCCTTGTTGTCCTAGAGGACGATGAATCCTCAGTTCTATTAGTCGCGGCAGACCATCACACGGGACCGCGGCTGATATTCTCCGAAAGACTCCAAGACCTAAACTGGTCTGGGAATAAATCAGATGACTCGCAGGCGCTTACCCGCTCCGGCAAGATCATCGCGTTTAAGTACGTCAAAGGGTGCAATTGCGGTTCCCGCCTTCGCTCCTGGAGCCCGTACCAAACGATGGACTCAATAAAGGACCCAACATCATGACACTAACCGAAATGACTAACTTCAATCCGTTTGAGCACTTCCAGGTGATGTCCGCTCTCAACTTCGTCATCCTTGCCCTTGCGGTGTTTAGAGTCACCCGACTCATCATGCTTGACGAGATTCTTAAGCCAGTTCGCAACGCGTTCTGGGAAAAGTTTCCACCAGAGACGAGCTACCTAGGATTCCTCTTTACTTGCGAGTGGTGCGTGTCCATGTGGGTTGCGCTCCCGGTTGTGCTTTTTTATGCTGTTTTTCCAACTCTGACTTTACTAATTGGGTGTATATTTGCCCTGTCGGCAGTATCAAGCCTTATAACCGCACGATTAGATAACTAACAATGTCTAAGAGTTCCGTTAGCCAAAGACGAGGAGTATAGCGTGGCTGTATTTAAGCGTGACAATAACTCACGCCCAGGCGGTAATCGTGCGCAGCGTAGAGCTGCACAACGGACAACCGCGCCCCAG